CTCATCTTCTGGGTGTTCTAGGTGTGTGTTCTTCATACTATAGGGACACTTTGAAGGCCCCGGAGTTTATTATATTGGTAGTTCTGCGACACTCTTACCCTTTCTTAAGGAATCAATATAATTTCGTGCAGAACTTTCAGTTCTACATAACTTCAACTGTTGCCCATCATGTAGTATCATAAGTTGCCCCCCGAAAGGTACTGCCGCATACACACCCTTATCAATCAAGAATCCTTTCATCATTTTAAAAAAACTTGTTTAACAAATTAGTTGATGAGATTCTCTCTCTCGCAATCTCACAATATGTTTCACTTATGTCAATTCCAATATACCTTCTTTCCAAGAAATTAGCAACAAAAGTTGTAGTTCCAGCACCATTGAAAGGATCAAGAACCAAATCATTCTTATATGAGAATAACTTGATGCAACGTTTTACTAACTCTTCAGGAAACATTGCGGGATGATCAAACTTCTTCATTCTGGTTTCCGGTGCAATAGACCAATGACCATTCACATATTCAATAAACTCATCTTTGCTAATATCAATGTTTTCTTTATCACCAGGGTGCTTTAATGTCTCCTTACTGAATACTTCAATAAACTCAAATGGATACGACAAATAAGGACAAGATGGTGACTTCCAACTACCCCATGCAGTCAGTTTCTTAAGATTATTCTTCAACCACACAATTTCACCTCTCCATATCAACCCACTGTCTATCATTGCAGACGTAATGGCATGATGAGTTGGGTAGTATTCCTTATAATTTGGTTGTATATTGATTATCAGTCTACCACCAGACTTTAACACACGAATACATTCATTAAAAATTGTGATGAGTGTTGAAAGATAATCTGAAGATTCACTTTTGTCATTGTGCTCATCATAATTCATATCAAAGTTATACGGAGGAGATGTAAGAACTAAATCTACACTATTATCTTCCATTGTCCGCAGTGCAGTTAGAGCATCAGAGCAAATGATTTGATTCATACAACTACTATACCGTGCTTTGTTTTCTTGTAATAGATTATACGATAGGGAATTGATTCCTTTCCAAATTGAATGGTTTTTTTGTATGTATTAGGTTTGATTGATACTGGTTCACCATTCACAAATCCATCAATTCCCTTTGCCTCCTCTTCAGAGTTAGCAAGACGATAATCACCATTCTCGCATATCATTTCCAAAATGTCAAGTTGAAGTTGCAGTCCCGAAAATGTTTTGTCTATGATAAGATCTTTAGTCCATAAATATATATCTTCTTCGGTTAAACTATTCAGGTTCTCTTTTATGCGACGAACATACTCCCAAATCTTCTCAGATGCGTCTACAATTTTAGACTTTCCAATTTTTTCGTCATAAAATTGTTCCCAACCACCTATAGTGTGTTCACAATCAGAATCACGAAAAATTTGAATCAGTTCACTAAGTTGTCCAACATTCTTGGGACGAGTTGATTGAGAAAAGGAATTGCCCAGGTTGATTACTGAACCAATGTATGGTAAAAGTGTCACTTTCAAAAAAATCGGTGATTTGGTTGCGATGGATGGGGCATAGGTTGGTTGCGGTGAAATCTTCAAAAAATCAGGTTTTGACCCCAGTGGTAGACTGGGGTCTCATTGAGTCTCAACTGCGAACCACCGATATTGCTGGTTCTCCCTTGTGAAAAATAGTATCAACAACTGCCTGAATGGATCGTGAAGTTGAGATACCAACTTTATCATACACGGGAACAACAACCAGACCAAACTTCTTGGATGAGTCACCCAAACGAATCACACGTCCAATAGTCTGCGAAATACCAATGTAGTCCATATTACGCATAAACAATACTGCCTCCAATCCTGATACATTAATGCCCTCAGATAGAATGCTATGATGTATCACAACAAACTTCTTGGATGAATCTTTGCCCCAGGAATTGAGAGTATCAAAAAATACCTCACGATTGACTTTCTTGCCGTCAATGACAGCACCAGTCTTGGCAGTAATCATCATCCAGGAATATCCACGTTTCTGTAGTTCAGAACAGAAAGGAGATTGTGATATCAACCCAACGATTTGCTTGGTGCTGCGAGCACAAATCAGAATCTTGCTGATGCTCTGATCATCAATCGTTTCCAGTAGATTGTCTGCATCTCTCTCATATATCATCTGCTTGTCTTGCACCATCGCAAGTTGCTTGATGACAACTTTAGGGGGCAATATGTAACCTTGATTCACCAATTCAGGAGCAGGAACTTGACAGATGACATTACCATAAACCTCAGGAAGATTCATTCCTGGTTTAGACACCGTAAGAGAATGTTTTGGAGTTGCAGTCATAAAGTAGCAACGATTTGCATTCGCAGAGAAGTGCTCTGTTGCAGGGAAAAAGTTGCGTTTGACGGAATTATGTGCCTCATCAAAATATATCGTATCAACATCAATCTCGGCATCAACCAGACGTTGAAGAGAGTTATAGGTTGTGAATACCAACTTGTGACGTGAGTTATGAGTACCCACCCACTGACGGATTGTATCCGGATTTGTGGTGGATTCGTGATGAGTTTCTCCACTGTGAACGTGAAGAACTTCTGCATTCACAATGAACTCCAGAAACTCACTGGATAACTGCTCTGCAAGCAGAATGCGAGGGCAAACAACAACAATGGTCTGTGGAGTTTCTTTAGCAAACTCTTTGAGTGCATCAGCAATCATAGTAAGAGTTTTCCCTGCCCCAGTTGGTTTTATGAGTTGACCTTTGTTGTGCTTGGACATAGCATCAACACCACGAAGTTGATGGGGGCGAAGAGAAATCATTGGTTTGGTGTTCATAATATAAGGACATTTTGAAGGCCCCCAGAGTTCTTATTTGGCAGATTCTTTCAGATTCTTAAGTTGCTCCTGAATCCTGAGCATTGCCGAACGACTATATCCTGTCGCATAAGGATAAGATTTTTCGGTATCTTCATTGTTAGAGTCTACATTATAGCACACATTAATTGCACTCTCAAGTCCCTCAATCAGAGTCTCAAGAGTTGTGACCGGAACTTTCACAGTTTTCATAATTTTGGAGTGGTTATACTATAGGGACACTTTGAAGGCCCCCAGAAGTTAATGAACCATACTTCAGATAGTAAAGTTAGTAATTAGGATTTCATTATCTTCAACTTGTTTTCTTAGATCGCCCTTGCAATTAATTCTCCTATCAAGAGCAAATGTGTGTTGATTATAATTTTGATATAGTTTGCATATGAATTCACAATTAGAGTTAGCAAGCATAAACTTAACGCCTCTATCATTCAAGGAGTCACAAAACTCTTTCAGTTCAACTTGTTGTATGCCACCAAACTCCTCAGAAGTATATGATGTAAAACTAGAAGTTGCAGAAATAGGTGCATAAGGTGGATCAAAAAAGACTAAATCTCCTTTGTTTGGATTTATGTTTTGATAGGATTGATATTTAATCTCAGCGTTTTGCAATACTTCATGGCACAGACGCATCATACCATTATCACCAATATCTTTTTTGAGTGAAGTTCCTATCGGGACGTTAAACAAGTTGTTGCCATTAACTCGATATAATGCATTAAAACATGTTGCATTAAGAAAAATAAATCTAGAAGCAATTTCAGCAGGAGTTAGAACATCAATCACATTAAACAGTTTCTCATATCGACGTGGAGAAATCTCCTTTCTGTCATAGTTACGAACTGCATAGTAAAAATCCTTACAGTGACGAATATTCATGTACTGAAGTAACTTAATAATATCCTGATAATTATCTGCAACGGTTTTATAAGTAATTATTAATTCTTGATTTAAGTCCGATAAAAAATACTTCTTGGTATTTCCATATTTTGAGTGCATATGATAAAACATAGCGCCGCCGCCAACAAATGGTTCATAATAATCGCCAAAGTCTTTTAGAATTAAAGGATTATATTTTTCAAGTAGTGAGCGTTTTCCCCCCACCCAGTTAATAAATGGCACAGCAGATTTTGCGCTTTTTTTACTTTTAGGAGACTTAACAATATCTTGAGAAATAATAAAATCTGTAAATGTCATTTGACTAAAACATGAAGGTGTTCTTTTACTTTTATTTGTTGTAAATTATTTGTATTAGATTTATATCTTTTGTGTTCTTTTTCTTTTAGATCATATTCACCATATTTTGACATAATTTCTTCTATTTCGGAAAAAGAAAGAATACCTTCATTATTGTATGAAACAAAAATATATTTGTAATTTGCATTTGCAATTAGATTCTCAAATGCCTCTGCAACTTTTGTTTTTTGAGAATACATTGACTTATTATAGTCTCCAAGAGCAGTTTTTGATTCTTCTTTAATTTCAAAGTCAAAGTAATTCACAATATAATTCAATACATGGTAGTTTGCACCATACTGTCTTCTATTGTATGGTGGGTCAAGATAAAGAATATTACCAGAAATCTCTTGGATCAACGTATTTGCATCTTGTTTATAAACCTTACCGACACCACCTTTCTTGTGTGGATACGCAACAAGTTTAATATTCTTTGAGGATCTATCGTTAAAGTTTTTTAGATAAGCACCATAAACACCAGTGGTATTTGCATGACAATCTGCGCTCTCAATTAGAGAGCAGAGGGTGAAATAATACTGGTCTTGACTAAGTGATAGTTTATCAATTTCTTGTCGAATAGAATCAATGCGTTGGGCATTATATTCAGTAAAAAACATTCTGCCACCAAAAGGTGAAAGAGTTTCGTAGAACTTACCTTTTACATTTGGAATATTGTTAAGGTGTTCAATCAAATGTTCATACTCAAATTGTTCATTATTCTCCACATAATTGCGTGACAGAACATAAGCATAGTCTTCAAGGTCGTTTGCAATTACATTAGAACAAAATTGTTTGAAATATTTTGCAACAGTCCCAGAACCAGAAAATAAATCACAAAAACTTGAATTGGAAATATCTCCACACACAAAGATAATTTGCTCATGAATAAAGTCTAATAATTTTGTTTTATTCCCAATATATCTCATTTTATTTTGACGGCATTTTCATTATAGTTCATTTGATAATCTTCTGTCAAGTTAAAAATAACTTCAGATTCTTTTTTGTATTCACCAAAGGTGCAAAGATGTTTTTTAACTATAATATCATTACCAATGCGAGAGACGAACTCCTTTTCAATAAAAGTATCAAATGCAGGATCAAGAACCTGTTTCAAACCTTTATGATAGTTTTTTGACGTTTCACCTTCAATCACCAGAAGAATATTGTTTTGTTTGTCAAAGGCAACAATGTCAGGAATACCATTGGTTTTCTTTGGTTGGAAAAATGCTTCATTAATTTTGATATAGGATTTGCCGCAACCTGCATGATTAGTGAAAATAATATCAAAATCTTTTTTAATAAAAAGTTGCTCTAATACCATGCTGGCATTTTTTTCACCAGTTTTAGTATATTTCCAATAAGGTTTATTAAAAATACCTTCATTGCGTTCGATGGTAAGAGAATAGTTCTTCATGTTCACAGTTACTCCAACAAACTTCAAAAGATTAATAAGTTTATTATTTTTACGTTGGAAATAAACATTATCTCGACCATGTTCAGTCACAATGATAATTGCATCGGGTATAAGTTTGCGAATAATATATGCCCGACTGGCAAGATAACCCTCTCCAGGATCATGTGTACCATAACTTTTATAAAGATTTACTTGAATGTTAAAAGTGTTTTCATCAATCTGAAATACACGAGAGGGAACACCTGCTTTCTTTTTTTTATTATTTTCAGCAACAATAATGCTTTCAATATTATCATATTTGAAAGGAACTTCATATTCCTGATACTTAGGACTTCCAAATTGAGAAACAATAACTTCAACACCAATAGCGTTCATTGTTGCAAATGCACAGTTGTGGACATGACCAAAACTACTAATGGTTTTAGCAATTGATTGGTAATTATTAATCAGATATCCACACCGAAGATCATGACCATATTTTTCCTTTAGTGCAATCATTTTAGAGGAACGTTGGTCTGACATATTACCAGATTCACTACCCAAATTTTTCGTTGCTTCAAGTGCAGCAAGAGGTTTGCTATCGGGTTTTGGGGGTTCTTTACCCTCAAAGAACATGTAGTCAACAAAACTGTTTCCAGCACCGGAGATTACAGAATAATAAATTTTATTAAATCCTTCAACTGAAACACCCTGAATCTCAAATAAAAGATTGTTATCAATACTAAGATAGTTGTAAGTTACTTTAGACAAATCAACATCAAGTTTTTTCCTCATATACCAAGAAATAGCAGTAAGAATCTCATGAGAAGGAGACTCTTCACCATTAATCCAGAGACAATGGTTTTCAATATGTAGAATTGGAATTGTGTGAGAAGTTTTTTTCACTTGAAATAATGAAGATAATTTGGAGTGGTTATACTATAGGGACACTTTGAAGGCCCCCAGAAGTAAGAGTTACCAGGTTCTATAGTCATTCTTGAGTTTAACATCTTCTGGTTTTTTTCCTTGTTTTTCTGCTTCAGATTGCCTTACCAGTTTCTCAAGTTTCTCTTGTCCTTTTCTTGTAATCTGCGATCTTTCTTTTCTGCTCATACCAACAACGGGTCTTTTAGGTTGATCTGCGGGTCTCTTATCTACTTCGGCAGGTTTAGTTTTAGAGAGAATCTTTGATGCTTGTTGTGATAAATCTTTTGGTTTTGCTTTTGGTTTTTCTCCACCACTTTTTGCTGCTGCTCTTGCCTGTGCTGCCTTTCTACGTTCTTCTTTTGCTGCTGCTGCTGCTCTTTCTCTTACAGCAGCAGAACCACGTTCTTGTTCTGGTTGCTGAACTCTTGTATCTGCCTGTTTTTGTGTTCCAATATCTTTACGAGGTTTATATTCGGCAGGTTTTCTTTCTCCTCCTGCTTTGGGTTGAGATACTCTACGTATTTCAGCAGGAGTTTTCTTTCTCTCTCTACCGACACGTCCACCTTCACCGCTCTGACGAACTTGTGCTCCGGACATAAAAGAAGCATCGTAGGCTTCTTTACAAAATTCAGGGAAAGTCTTCATTTACAGGTGAACGTATCTTCTAATATTTATCAATACTCTTCGTCTTCAATCACCTCCTCGGTAGGTGAAACTTTCGGTCCCTTTGCTACGAGATCATTTTCTTTGAAGAAACGTATTCTTTCGTGTCGGGCAAGAGTCAAAAGTTCATATTTTTCTTTTTGTTCTTTTGTGAAGTTGAAGTTTTGCTTCCTCCAATCAGCACGGAGTTCTTTGAGATGAGGCAGAACATTTACAGTGTCGGTCATTTACTTGTTGAGGGGTGATTTGTAGAAACGTGTGAATGCAGTTACGATAATAATCAGTGTGGAGATGATACCTACGAACCCTAAGTAGGTTACGGTATCACCAGTGAAACTGAAAGTGTCGGGAGTCATCATTAGTAATCAATATTTGAGTTGAGATAATCATTGACATTGAACTTTTCATCTTGTTCAATAGATTCGTTCATCTCCTCTACAAAATCAAAAGAAGAGAACTCTTCAATTGAAATGTCATCAAAGTCGTCCATTTGTTTTCGGTGGTTACACTATAGGGACACTTTGAAGGCCCCAGAGTTCTTATTTTGCACTTTCCTTGAAGAGATTTACATTACTCCAATCCTTTTTATACACAATCACGCATATATCCGCAGCACGATGAACTCCTACAGAGGTGCAGACACTCATATAATCATCACAAACAAATCGGACTTCTCCAATAAAGTTTTTGTGTTCTACAATTACTCCCACTGCAAATGAATTCATCTAAATGCTGCCTCCAGAGGTGTGATTTTGATGGGCATTGATGTATAACAAGTTGTATTTTTGAAATCTACTTGTTTACCAATAGTCTTACTATTTACAGGAGAATGAAACTTGTGAGTCTTATAATTATAAAAACCCCACACAGTTTTAGTAACTTTACCATTATTATAAGTAAATTCACGAGAACAACATAACCAAATCGCAAATACATCACGTTTGAACTGTTCTACTTCATAATAATGGTCTTTTGGTGCCTTGTAAAGAAACTGTGGAATCAAATCAATTGAGAGGGTCATCAGGAATGGAGAGAGCATCATAATCAGGATACATTACACTTACAATATATTGTGCTAAATCACGATTCGGAGCAATCACATCCACCGACACATCCAGATGATTAGGAACATCTTCGGGAGAATCTTGCATCGGCAGGGATATATCTACTCTCCAGACACGACCATTCTTGAGATGTGCCTCATAATCAACAATCATATCAGCACTCATTTGTTTTTTTCCTCTGTGAAGTATTTGAGTTGAGCAATTTCAGATTCATATTCACGAACCTTATTTTCCAAGTATTTGATTCTTTTTTGATGATGTTCTGCAAGTTCGAGCAACATTCTTTGATTTTCTTTCATCATAGTTATGTTGTGAAGGAAGTTACAACACGGGATTCTTCATCTTCTGCAAGGGCAAATCTTTCTGCTTTGATTACATTCTCACGAAGTTTGCTATAATATTCAGTCCAGCCTTCATTGTCCCATTTAACTACAACATCAAAACATTCGTCATTATCCTCTGCAATCACATTTAACAATCCACCATATTCAGATTGCCACTGTGGAACAAAATAATCCAAGATGTAAAGAAACTTTTGTGCCATTAACCTTGCGATTCCTCACGATTTGTTTGATTATCATACCAGTTTTCATCTCCTTCGTCAAGTATATGGTCACTTGCTATGAACAAGAAACTCATTCCAGAAAAGAAAAGAAATCCCAAT